CCATCCAGTGTAAGGCCTGCTTCGCGGTGTTCGCGCCGGCGCCGGCGTGCCCGTCCTGCGGCCACATCGTCGAGGTGAAGACGCGCAAGCTGGAGCACGTCGACGGTGAGCTGAAAGAGATCACCCCGGAAATGGCCGAGGCCCTGCGCAAGTCGAAGAAGGCCGAGGTCAAAAACGCGAAGTCGCTCGAGGAGCTGGAGCGCATTGGCGCCGAGCGCGGCTACTCGCAGGGCTGGGCGAAGGCCACATGGGAGGCGCGCCAGCGTACCCGCGAGAAGTACCGGCCGACCAGGCCGCCGGAGCCGTCAATCGAGGAGTTGAAGCAGATGTCTCTGGAGCAGCTGGAGAGAGTGGCTGCCGAGCAGGGATGGCCAAGGGACTTCCCGAGTAGCTTTTATTATTCGCAAGGCGCTGGAGCAGGAGGCGGCAATGGACTGCTGCTCTGAGGCTTACAAAGTTTGCACGAAGTGCAAAGAGCTGAAGCCCCTAACCGACTTCTTCAAGAACAGCGAAAACAAGAAGGATGGGAGAATGGCTCGATGCAAAAGCTGCAAACAAGCAGAGACGGCCAAATGGGTCGCAAACAATCGAGACAGGCGCAATGAGAAAAGGCGGGCCGCAGATCGAAAGCCTGAGCGCATCAAAGTCGCGAAGGCCTGGGAGGACAGGCCAGATGTTCGCGAGCGCAGAAACGCGGCGGCTCGAGATCGAGCAGGCCTCAGAACGCCAGAGCAAAAGGAAAAGGTGTCAGCCTACTTGAAGGAGTACCGGAAGAAGACTCTGCGAGTCCGCAATCCTGAACAAGACAAGGCATATCGCTACGAATATGTGCGGCGTGAATCATCAAAGGCGCGAGCCAGGGAGTACGCTCGGAAGCGTTCGTCAACTCCTCGCGGGAATATCGACAATCGAATGTCATCGGCAATCTGGAAGGCCGTGCAGAAGAACAATCGTTCGTGGGTATCGCTGGTAGGCTACACGCTCGACCAGCTCATGACCCACCTGGGAAAGCAGTTCACGAAAGGCATGGGCTGGCACAACTTTGGTGAGTGGCACATCGACCATATCGTCCCGAAGTCATCGTTCACCTACGCGAGCACAGACGATCCTGAGTTCAAGGAGTGCTGGTCACTCAGCAACCTTCGGCCGCTATGGGCTGATCAGAACTTGTCCAAGAGTTCGAAGCAAGTTTTCCTGCTGTAAACCAATCAACCAACAAGCCCTTGGAGGGCAATAACGCATGGCTCGTGGAATCAACAAGGTGATCCTGGTCGGCAACTGTGGCGGCGACCCGGAGACCCGCTATTTGCCGAACGGTAACGCGGTCACCAACGTCACCCTGGCGACCTCGGAAACCTGGAAGGACAAGCAGTCCGGTGAGACCAAGGAAAAGACCGAATGGCACCGTGTCGTGTTCTTCGGCAAGCTGGCGGAAATCGCCGGCGAGTACATGGGCAAAGGCAGCCAGTGCTACATCGAGGGCAAGCTGCAAACCCGCGAGTGGGAGAAGGACGGCGTCAAGCGCTACACCACCGAGATCGTGGTCGACTCCATGAACGGGGTCCTGCAATTGCTCGGCGGTAAGAAGGAGGGCGGCTCCTCTGGCGGCGGTCAGCCTGCCCAGCGCCAGCAGCCTCGCCCGGCCCAGCAGGCTGCTCCAGCGGCCGGCCCTGCGCCTGATGACTTCGATGTCGATATTCCGTTCTGAGGTGGCTTATGGACTTTGAAGTTCCGGGCTACGAGGCCCTGGCAAACATTCTGGAGCTGGCCTACCGGCAGGCCTCGCAGGGGAAGGGCAAGGAGCGGCACGCCACCAGCGGGCAGCCGTTCCATGCCCAGCGCATGCAGACCTCCAGTGATGCGGTCGGCTCGCCTGACGGTATGGCCTACCAGGTGATCAAGAAGATGACCGAAGGCCTGGAGTTCGACGATCGCGAACGTTGCGAGCGCGAGCTGCTGGGCGCCATCAACTATCTGGCCGGTATCGCGATCTGGTTGCGGCGCAAGCACGGGCTCCCGCTCGACGGGCCGCTACAGCCTGCTCGCCCGATACCCACTGGTATCCAGATTGGTGGGTCTGCTCGTGAGTTCTGAGGCTCGTGTTCAACGGGAGATATGGCTCGGCCTGGGATTGCTTTCCAGGCTGTTCCGCCTCAACTCTGGCCGCGCATGGTTGTCGAACCTGGGGCCGCAGTCGGTCAAGAAGTTGTCCGATGGTTCTGTGCTGATTCCTGCTGCTCGCCCGATACCGCTCGGGCTGGCCACCACCAGTGGTGATCCTGTCGTTGGTCAGCATGACCTGTTCGGCTGGACTGAAATCGAAATCACGCCGGAAATGGTGGGGTCGGTTGTCCCGGTGGTCACCGCGATCGAAACCAAGCGCAGCAAGGGCGGCAAAACCTCAGAAGGGCAGATCAATTTTGGCGACCAGGTTCGCAACGCTGGCGGCATCGCTGGCGTAGCCAATTCGAAGGAGGCCGCCCTGGCCATCATTCAGAATTGGGTGAATCAAAGGAGCGCAAAGTTGAAAAAACTGAGGTAGGATTGGCCGGCCGTGATCTCTGGGGACGCGGCCGTTTTCACAAAATCACTGATTTACACGGGTTCTCGCGAGCCTTCTTTTGTTGCGAGCCCGATACTGTTTTGGGCTAGGCGGTGACTAGCTATCGCCGCTGAAGAGTGCGTTCTGCGCGCGCCTGCCCAATTTCTTACAACGCAGTTGACCCAAGGCAGAATGGTCTATGAGTGGGCTCCTTCCCGCATCCGTTATCGACAAAGCAAAATCTGACATTGTCGCTGTTGTTTCCCGCTACGTTGAGCTTGAAAAGAAGGGCAAGGAGTTTGCAGCCTGCTGCCCTTTTCATAGCGAGCGCACTGCTTCCTTCTCGGTGATCCCTGATAAAAACGCCTTCTACTGCTTCGGCTGTGGCGCTGGCGGTGATGCCGTGGACTTCGTCCAGAAGTACGAGAATGTCACCTTCCGTGAGGCGGTTAACCGCATCGTCGGTGGCCTCTCTGGCGATCAGGCGTTCACACCTCTGCCGCCGAAGAAGCAGGAAGAGCCCGAGTGGAAGCCGGTAGTACCGGTGCCGTCTGGGCTGAAGCAACGACCGATGGACGTATTCAACCGTCCGAAGGGCGACGGCTTTGAGAGGCTTGTGTCGAGCAAACGCTGGGAATACCGCGACGCCAATGGCGGCCTGATCGGCTACATCTGCCGATTCGAGCTCCCGACTGGCGGTAAGGACGTAATCCCGCAGTCGTTCTGCGCGAACACCAAGACTGGCGTGATGTCCTGGCGCTGGCTGTCGTTCGATAAGCCGCGCCCACTCTATGGCCTTGACCTGTTGGCTGCCAATCCGGATGCCCAGGTCCTGCTGGTCGAAGGCGAGAAGGCCTGCGACGCGGCCCGGGATCTGCTGGCTGCAGCCGGCGTGCCAATCAATAAGCTGGTGGCCGTGTCTTGGCCGGGTGGCGGTAAGGCTGTTCGCCTGACTGACTGGTCTGCCCTGGCTGGCCGCTCCGTTGCGCTGTGGCCTGACGCCGACCAGAAGAACTGGCCGAAGGGTCACCGCCTGCACGCTGAAGTCATGCCGTTCATGATGCAGCCCGGTACCATCTGCATGGTCGATGTGCTGGAGCACATCCGCGAGACCGCTAAGTCCGTCAAGTTCATTGTGCCGCCGGCCGGCGTGCCGGATGGTTGGGACCTGGCCGACGAGCTGCCGGAGGGGTTCTCGCTGCTGGCGCACATGCGTGCTGCTGCCTTGACCGAGGACGAGCTCTGGGCTCGCTACCCTGAAACTGACGCGCCGACCGAAGAGGCGCCAGCGCCGGAAGTCATCGCTGAGGCTCCGCCTGCGGCTGATGATGACTACCTGGATATGCCGCCGTGGGAAGGCGAGGATGTTCCGGTCGCGGGCTCTGGCTCAACCATGGCGCCTGACGATGGTGATGGCCTGGATGACCTGGTGAAGAACACCTACTTCACCATCCTGGGGTATGACCAGGGCACCTACTTCGTCTTCCAGCACGAGAAGCTGCAGGTTCTGTCGATCACCAAGGGCGACCTGTCCGATATCGGCCTGATCGAGCTGGCGCCGGCTAACTGGTGGGAGGAGCATTTCCCGTCCGACAAGGGTGTGAATCGCAAGGCTGCCGCCAACTGGCTGTTCCGTGTGGCCAACTCCAAGGGCATCTACGACCCGACCCGCGTGCGCGGTCGTGGCGCCTGGCGCGATGCTGGTCGGCATGTGTTCCACCATGGCGGCTATCTGACCGTCGACGGTGCTGAGACGGGCATCACCCAGATCAAGTCGAAGTTTGTGTACCCGCTGTCGCGCAGCATGCCGGAGCTGGCCGCGCCGATGACCGACCTCGAAGGGCGCCAGCTCCTGAAGGTCGCGACAATGGTGCGCTGGTCTAAGCCTGCGTCGGGCCCGCTGATGGCTGGCTGGGTAATGCTGGCGGCGATCTGTGGCTCGCTGCGCTGGCGTCCGCACATCTGGCTGACCGGTGCTGCAGGCTCTGGCAAGTCAACCATCCTGAGCGAGTATGTGGCTGCCCTGCTTGGCGCCTTCGGCGTGTTTGCGCAGGGTAACTCCACCGAGGCGGGCATCCGCCAGAAGCTGGCCAGCGATGCTCAGCCGGTCATGATTGACGAGCTCGAATCCAACACCGAGGCCGAGCGCCGTCGGGTCGAGTCGATCCTGTCGCTGATCCGTCAGGCCTCGACCGAGTCGCCGGCTGAAACCCTGAAGGGTACGGTCGGCGGCAGCGCCATGAACTTCCATATCCGCTCCATGTTCTGCCTGGCCTCGGTCAACACCGCGATCGAGAAGAAGGCCGATATCGATCGCCTGACGAAGCTGGTCGTGCGGCCACCGGCAAACGCGGCTGAGGCTGAGGAGCAATGGGCGCGTCTGTCCGACGAGCTCCACAAGATCAAGACCGACGAGACCATTTCCAGCCGTCTCCTGGCTCGTGCTCTCGGCATGCTGCCGGTGATCCACGAGAATATCGGCGTCTTCACCTCCGTGGCCGCCAAGCACTTCGGTACCCAGCGCGACGGTGACCAGTTCGGTACCCTACTGGCCGGCTGCTGGTGCCTGGTGAACAGCACCGTGGCCACCCCGGACGAAGCGCTCAAAATGATTAACTTCTACGACTGGAATGAGCATACCGAGGACCATGATCAGGATGACGCGCAGCGCGCTCTGTCTGCTCTGCTGGGTGCCAAGCTGCGGGTCGGTGGCAGCACCGCCGAGCTGTCGGTGTACGAGCTGATCTGCGAAACGTCGCCGCATCATCGCGCCGGCGTGCTGGACAACATGACCGCCGAGGCTGTTCTCAAGCGCCACGGGATCCGCGTCGACTACATGACCGATACCCTGCTGTTCGGTACCAGCGTCGACAACCTCAAGGCCCTGGTTGAGAAGATGGACTTCGTGACCGACCTGCGCGGGCAGTTGCTGCGGGTGAAAGGTGCGACCCGGGTCGACAAGACTGTGCGCTTCATGGGCTCGGCGTCGAAGTGCGTGGCGGTACCGCTGTCGCCAATCCTGGGCGAAGAGAAGGTCCTGTCTCCGGATGAGCCGCCGATCTGATCGGTTGCCCAATGAGAAAGCCGGCTATTGCCGGCTTTTTTGTTGCTTGAACTTGGCGCCTCCGCCTCTGAGGCACCTGGAGCAATCGTCCGAGACACCTCCCGGCCTGGCCGGCTCGCTCCAGAAGTGGTCAATCTCTCGAGTGGTGCGGCAGCTCCTGCAGCACTTCACGATCAAGTGCCCGACCTGGAAAACGTGGCCGGGCATGACCCTGGTGATCGGTGCTTTCAAGCGCGAGCCTTCCGATCGGCTCGGCTGCTGGCAACGATCGGACGCTGGCCTTCGGTGAGGGTCCACGGAAACTCTCGCTTGCAGCTGTTGCAGATTTTCAGGTTGATCGACCGGAGCGGGATGACGACGTCGCTGCCGCAGCTCGGGCAATGCTTGGTGGTGATCCGCCCAAAGCGGACGCGCAGCCAATTGCGCAGCCTGGTCTTGAGCCTGTTGATGGTCGCTCGCAGTGTCATGCCTTTCTCCCTAATTTCTTGGCTATGTCCGCGCAGGCGCGCGCGACGCGCTGCTGGCGGGCCTGTTCGGCGTGCTTGCGTGCTGCGCGCCGGGTTTCTTCTGTCATCGCGCCTGCGGCCTTGTGGGCGCCGTCCAGGCGGTCTGCCTCGGCCTCCAGCTTGGCTGCGTGCTGAAACTCGGCAGCAGCGTCCTCTCGGCGCTCTGCGTGGTTGGCTGCGTGGCGTATCTCCGCTGCCTGGCGCCGGAGCTCCTGCGCCTTCATCGTGGTGTCATGCTGCATCTGTCGTACCAGATCGTTTGGAGTTGGTAGCGGCCGTTTTGCTCCAGTCCTCTGGTGGGCGCTGGGCATTCGACCGCTGGTTTTGGTAAAGGAGCTGGGCCGCACACAGTCGGCGCGGCCCAGGCCAGAAAAGTGAAAGTCAGGACGGCTGCGTTTATCCAGCCGGCAAGGAATGACGCCATCTCGCCTCCTCAGCGCAGGTGCCATCCATTGCAATGCGGGCAGCTCTCTGCGAGCCGCTGTTGGCCGCCCCGGGCGGCGATGGACCAGCCTGCGGTGCGTGCGCTGTCAAGGGTGGCGTAACGACGGCGCGGGTAGCATTTCCGGTTCGTGTTATCTCGTTCGGCCATGGCATTTGCTCTGTGTTTTCAGGGTTTTCCGATGGTGCCTGCGTTCGGTTGACCTATCAAGCGTCACTTGGCCTTGCTCCAAGTCCTGCCCGCGCAGATGTCCTGAACCATGCGCAAGGTCGGCTTCTTTTCAAACAGGCTGTAGATATCGCAGGCCTGATACCCGGCTTCGTGCAGCGTCTTGATCATCATGGCGCCGACCCGAGTGGTCTTCGCCAGTCGGTGCTTTTCGCCTCGCTTCACTCCGCGCAGGCCTAGCCGATTCATCTGGCGGAATACCGCTGTCTCGGTGCGACCGATATCGGCGGCGATTTCTACCGCAGTCTTGATGCCAGCCCACTTCCTCAAGTGGGCGTTGTCGGTTTCTGTCCATGGCTTTCCGGCCATCACTTCACCTCGGCCAGTGCGGCGCATATCTCGCCCCACAAAACTGCGTGACGGTGCGGGTCTAGTTCCTCCTGGGCCTTGGCCATCAACCCCGCCAGCTTGTCGCGCTGGGTCAGCAGCTTCAACTCACGCTCGGCACCCATTCCGTTCAACCGACATTGTTCCATAATCTCCGCATCCCGCCTGTCGCGCTGCTGGCGCAGTCGGTCGTTATCCTCGGCTTCCGTGCACAGGTCGTTGCGCAGATCACAAACCTGCTGGCGCAGCCGCTCTATCTCTGCCAGCGCCGGGATTCCATGCGACTGGCTGTAGAACTTGTCGAGCTTGCGGTGCAGGTCGCTGATTTCCTCCCGCAGCTCGGCAATGGTGGCGTCACGCTCAGCGGCAACCATTCCAGCTATACAGCGCGCAAAGATCAGACAGCTCGTCGTTGTTACCGATGACTTGTCAGTTGTAGGCCAGTCGAAAAAAGCATCAGCCTCTGCCTGAACACGCTCGCGCGATATTGCCTCACCCTCCGGCTGGCGCGGGGCGGCTAGGATGGCGCGGAGTTCCTTTACCACCTCGTTCTGATACGAGCCAAAGTGTGCGGCAACGGCTTCGATCCCTTGTGTTGCCCGCTCCAGCAGCTCGCGGTCAATCGTTACTTTGGTCATTTCAGCTATCTCCCATCATGTCGTCGCCAGCGCAGTGGCCCTGGCAGCCTGGCGTGCCGCACTCTGGGCAACGCTCGTCGCTTTCTTCCTCGTCGTCGGCGTCGTCGCCCATGTAACGGCCTGCGCACCACCCGCAAATCGAACATGAATCACCGCCGCTGCATCCGAGGTAGGTGCCGCAGCTTGTGTTGGGCGTCAGCCAGAAACTTTCGCGATGACTTCGCGAATCCGGTCAAGGCTCCATCCAATAGGGAAATGCTCTGTCTCAACAAACTGAGCTGCCGCCCTCAACGCTTCGAGCATTCGCGCCTCGTTGTATTCGGCCTCGTAGGCATCTGCCGCCGCATCCATGCTGCCTTGGTTGATGTGCAGCCCTGCCAGCGGGTGCGGCTCCGCCTGCTCTTGCAGGCGCTTGATCCAGTCGGTATCACTCCATCCGGCAGGCGTTGGCGGCCTCGCCCCATCATGTCCAAGGAGCTCTCTATCGAGCGCAGTGTCAAGTTCGATAGCAGAACTCGGCGCAATGTAGGTCGGGCGCGGCAAGTTGATCGCACAAAACTCTGCGTGGCCCTCACCGTTGGAAATGATGGCAAACTTCCGTCGCAACAGGCGGTAACGCTCGGCGTCCTTCGCCATGCGCTTCAACTGCTCGCTTACCGAGACATCGCCGCCGTCGGGTTGGTCCATGTAGTACGCTCCCGGCAGAGCTGCCGCGCACTTGTCCAGTTCGGCGGTCAGCCTGTCCGCTATCACACGGACCTCGTCGCGCTCTCTTGCCATCTTGCATGCGTGCTTCTGGGCTTCATGGAGTTCGTAGTCGTCTGGGTCAAACATCGTACTGTCCTCGGTATGGTGCGGTTTTCGGTATGGTCGCGCCCAACTGGCGCATCAACTCGGCGTTGCTTTCAACTTTCGTTATTGCTTTACGTTCCATTTCTCATTCTCCTCGCGTTGCCGCCCAACAGTTCATTCAAGCCGACGCCGTTCCGGCGCGGCTTAATTCAGGTGTTCTGGCAGTACAGATAACGCCCGCTCACTTCCCCACCTCCTGCCCGGTGCTGGCGGCAAGGGCGGCGCGGCGAGCGTCAACGAACTGTTGCAGTTCCTTGTCGAGAGCCTGCCACTCAAGTGCCGGCGGGTCGCTCATTACGGCGATGCCGAAACTTCCTCGGCCACGGTGGATTTCGCAGTTTTTCATCCGGCGAATCAGATCATGCTCGCGTTCCACGTCTTCCAACACCTTTGCCAGCTTGTCGCGCTGCTGGCGGAGGGCGTCGCGTTCGGCTTCAAGGGCGGCGTAGTCGGAGTACATTACCCAAAAACCAAAGGGGTTTTCTTCTGAATCCCAATCGGGGCCGTAAATTTCGTACCGTTTGACTTCATTGCTCATGGTTCGCTGCCTTTGGTTGGTTGTTGTGCAAGTTCTGCCTCCAGTCTTCTGGCCTCTTCCCACCATGCTTTTTCACGCTCGGTAGATACTCGCCTCATCTTTTGGCGTAGGACGTATGTGCCATACCCCATATCCTTCTCGGCCTTCCCCTTTGGTTCACCTCGGATTATCCGCCGACAGTACTCCACCATATCCTTGTCGCTGACACGGTGATGCTGACGCTTACCACGATACGCCAGCGGCCATGGATCGGGGATTCCACGGCGTGCCAAATATCGGCGCAGATCGGTGGCCGACGCGAAGCCAACATAGTGTGCGGCATACTCAACGCCCACAGTCTTGTGGAGGCGGGCTGCTGCTTGACCGATGGTCTCACCAGTTGCCTTGTAGTACTCCTCCGGGGTGGATCCTCGGGCGGTCACTTTACACCTCCTGCTTGGTGCTGGCTTTCTCCAAAGCCCACAGCTCAGTTTTCAGTTTTTCAATCTTGCGCTTATCGTCGTAGTACGCCTGACCATCAGCGTAGGGCAGGCGCTCACGTAGTTCGGCTATGCGATTTTTCAGCATCCTGATGCTGTCCGTATGCTCGCGGGTATAGCGGTCGTGCAGCGTTTCGTCGTTATGCGTTGGCATTATTGTTCCCCTTTCCGTGCTGCGGCGATGGCGGCGCGTGCCTCGTCCAGTAGTTCCAGCTCTGTGATGTTTTTAGGCAGACCGTCTATGCACTTGCTTCCGCCGTACACTTGCATCATCCCCTCCAGCGCCTCCAGCAGTTGCTGGTTCACGCTTGGCACCGTGGCCGGGGCGGGTGGGGTGGCATACAGGGCCATGCCGGTTGGAAGTACAGCGGCGCGGTTTATCGCCTCTATAACGCACCTACCTGCGAACTGCCCGGTGATATAGGCCACTGGCGCGGCCTTGGCCTCTATGGCGGCCTCCATGCGCTTGATCTCCTCAATCACCCATGGCGCGGCTTCGCTGCCAGGGCGCACTCGGTCGCTCAGTTTCATAGTGCCTCCTCGGGCTCGCAGCTCAGTTTGATCTGGGTGGTGCCGGCCGGCAGGCGCGCTTCGTCGTAGGCGCGCTGCAGCTCGCAGCGGATTGCCGCGTCGCGACCGTGGTACTCCTCCTGCTTGAACACCTGGCAGTCGTCCATGGCAGCAGTCGCGCAGACGTAGGCGATAAGGGTTACGGTTAGCATGGTCGGCCTCCAAGTGGCACGATTTGGTTCGGCGCCTTAGAACAACTTGGCGCCGGTGTGTTCGAGGTAGGCCGCGATCGCGATGCTGATCAGGATGGCGGCGCTGAGCGTCAGCTCGACCCAGGTTGGCAGCGGGTCGCTGCGCTGCTGGTCGCTCATGGCTTCACCTCGAGGATGGTGGTGGTCCAGGGGCCGTTGGCCTTCTTGCCGAGGCGCACCAGGTGGCCGGCTTTCAGTGCGACCTGGGCAATTGCAAAGGCTGTTGCGCCGTCCGGATGCGCGGTGTGGGTCAGGCTGACCGCCTCGCATCCGGTTTCGAGCAGGCTGTTTTGCAGTGCGGTGAGGGTTGGGTTGGCTTGTTCCATCAGGTTTTACTCCGGTCGTTGTTCGGTGTGCCTGATTCTACTAGGCGCACTCAAAATTGAGCAACTGCTTTTGCCTGATTTCTACGGTGTTTTGCTTGATTTCTGCTTTGCGTAAAAGGTCGAGGTGGCGGCGTTGTTCTGCAATCCATGGGGCGAGTGCTTCCCATATATGGACTACCTGGCCGACCTCCTTGCCCTTGGGACCCTCGGCGAGCAATCCCTCGGCGACGGAGGTGGCGTGCTCGTGGCTGAAGCGCACTACCTTGTGCGGCTTCTCGAAGCGCGGAGTCGGTGGCTTGTCCTCGTGGTAGTCGAAGGTAACCGTCTGACCGCAGAGGGTGACGACGTAGCCTTGCCCTGTCGCCGTGCTCTCGAATTGCGCCCGGGCCAGCTCCAGCTTGGCGATGTAGCGCTCGGTGCTGGCGATTATTTCGCTGATGGTTTTCTCGGTCACTGGTTTGTCCTCAGAATGGCGGCTCATTGTTGGCGGTGCAGGGTTCGCCCTGCGGGGTCTGGCCGGTGCCGTCGCAGCGCCAGCACTCCGGTGCGGAGCACTTGCGGTCCTTCGGGTGGATGGCTTCTTTCTGCCTGTAGACCTTCTGGCCGATCACGATGCGCCGGTCGGTGATGCTGATCGTGCTGGAGTCGCCGAAGCAGTAGAGGGCGGTGGTGTAGTTGCCCTTGTGGTCACGGTCTTCCTGCAGGCTGGCGCACTGAAGTCGCGCAGCCCGACGGACCTGGTTGATGGTGTGGGCGGTGCTCAGTATCTTGCTCGCGATGCTCATCGGCCTGCTGTCTTCTCTGCGTCGTACCGGCGGCGCCATTCGGCTGCGCACTCGGGGCGGGTGTGGGTGGCGTAGAAGTCGTCGGCCTCCATGCTCGCGGTGACGCGGGCGCGGCGACCGTCTGCCTTGGGGTCGTAGGCTGGGTTGAACGGTGCCGGCTTGTTCCGGTGCCAGAAGTCGAAGGGGCCAAGCCAGCCGGTGTGCTGGGCCTGGGTGGTTGGGACGAGTGGGACTGCCTTGCGGTCTGCAGGGTGCTTGCTCATTGGTCCTGCTCCTCTGTGGTGGGCATGACATTCTCCGATGCCCAAATGGAAAACTCGACAGCGGTGGCGCTGTTGTCGTCTGGCCAGCGGTCGATGGCGTATTGGCTGTGGTCGATCGGAAAGCTGGGCTCGCCGTCGCTGGTGCAAACGTGCAGCTCGAAGGTGCCGCGCAGGTGGCCGGCCTGGAAGCAGAAGAGCTTGCGGTCGCGGGTGGCGCGGGCATCGCGCGGCGCCTGGTAATAGACGCGGCAGTTGCCGTTGTCGGTGCGGACGAAGCGGAGCGGAGTGAGTAGGGAAGTCATGGCAATTCTCATTTCGCTGGCTGGTTGATCGGGATGCCCTTGTCGTCGTTCGAGGCGAGGATCACCCGGCCGTCGACCACCTCGAGCACGCCGATGCCCGGGTGCTGCTCCATGTAGGCGTTGGCCTGGCGCGCACCTTCGTCGGTGTCGGGGTACTCGGCCTGGATGATGAAGAGGCGCCCCATCAGGCGGTGGCGCTTCGGCTCGCTGCTGTCGATGGCTTTTGCGATGGCGTGCAGTTCGGGTTTCATGTCCTTTCCTCGGTTGGTGTCAGGCCTTCTTGGCCAGGGCGCGCAGGGCGTTCTTCAGCTCGGCGTAACCGGTGCGGCCGACCTTCCAGGGGCGGTAGCTGCGCTTGGTGAAGTCGGCGGTGTACTTGCGGTATTGGATGGCCGCCTTGCCCTGGACGTAGGCGACCGGCCAGCCGTCGACTATGTCGGTCTTCCCGATCAGCTCGTTGCGCGGGGCCTCGACCTTGATGTGGTGCTCGGTGATCTGGGTCATGCTGGTGTCCTCTGGGTTGTTGCGCTCTGTTGACCGAACAATACCCTAGCCGGGCCCGTAGAAGTCAGCCGTTCGTCGGGTTTAGAAGTTGTAATCGTGGTACCGGCGTGGCGCGTCGGAGAGGACGTAGCGGTTGCCGTGGCTGTCGAACCAGCGCCCGTTGCCGTGCCGCCGGATCCGCGTGGTCGGCTTGGTTACGTCGCTGGTGATGATCCAGCGCTGGCTGTGCTGGTTGCTGCAGTGGCCGGCAAAACCGCCCGGGGTGATCTCCGGCTTCCAGGTCGGGTCCAGCTCGTAGGCCATCGCCCGAATGTCGAGGGTCTTGGCGCTGACGGTGCGGATGACCTCGAAGGGGAAGGCGTCGGTGTGCAGGGTAAGGTTGGCGTAGTTCATTCGTCGTCTCCGATGCTAATGAGTGCCCATGGGATGAGGTTCATGGCGCGCGCGGCCTGCTCGGCCTCGATCTGTGCCAGTAGGCGGCTGATGGTGCTGCTGCGGAAGCGGAAGCTGCGGACTGTTCCGCCGTCTTTCGGTCGAACGCTCTGGGTGACGGAAAGGCCTGGGGTGATGGTGCTCGGCTTGGCTTTGGGTGCCAGGCCGAGGGCGCGGCGCATGCTGCCCTCCATGCTCATGCGCGCTTCTCCCCAGCCAGGGCCTTGCGCAGCTCGGCGTGGTCCATGTCGTTGATGCGCTTGATGGCCTCGAAGTGGCGGGCCCAGGCTTCCTCGTCCTCGAGGATGCTGCAGGCGGGCTTGCTCAAGCGGCCGATCAGGGTGCGGCGGGCCTTGGCGCAGAAGATGCCGAGTTGCTCGCCTGCGCGGTTGCTGTTGTAGCCGTAGCGTACTGTCGTGCTCATGGTTTCACCTCTGTGCTGCTGGTTTGTTCTGTTGTCCGAACATTACCAGGTCGGGGCGAAACCCATCAACTAGAAATTGTGCCGTTTTCCGCTGGTTACACTGTAACCGGGGCGCGAAACCCTGCGCGATGCTCTGCGGCCCGCATGGCGCCTGGGTCGCCGGTGTAACCGTGGGTGTAACCGGCCGCCTTGGTTGCGGTTACGGTTACGGTTGCAGGTGTAACCGGAAACCGCCCGAAAAGGGCGTTTTTGGGGGTCGGTTACGCCTCGGTTGCGCCATTGTTACTTTAGAAATCAAACACTTAGCGATTTGTAACCGTGTAACCGGAAACGACAGCCATATATCTCTTTCTTCTTCTTCTTCGTATCATGATCTACCCATCATGTATTTTTTCTCTAGGGGGTTATCAAATACTGGTTACATTGGTTACATCTGTGTCTCTCTTATATATATTTCCTTATAAATCAGGTATTTATTATTATAGGGGCCTGTAACTGGCACTGTAACTGAGCTGTAACTGGCTGTAACTGCCCGTTTCTTCACGGTTTCTCTCGGGTTTCCCTTCACAAAACTGATCAGGCTCGCATAGACTTCCGAGCCAGCAACAGGCTGGAGCCTCCGAGTTGACCCAATACTTCGAAATGCCCGAGCTGCCCGGGCGGACAATGTTCCAGTGCGAGCGCCGCAAGGCCTCCCTGCAGGTCGAGTCCTGTGCGTCCATGTGGCGCCTGGCCAATGACCGCAATGCGCCCGAACGCCTGGACCAGTGCCGCAATTGCCCGCTAGGCGCAAAGCATGCCGGAGTGGGGGAAATCTCCTTGTGCCCTCTCCGGGGCGCCTCGATCTGTGGCCGGTGCCATGCCGGAACCACCAGGCTCATCCGCAAGCACCTGTGCGTGTCCTGCGTGAACCGCGAGTACGAGTACCGCAAAGGCCGCAATGCTCGCGGGACCGTGCCCGTGACGCATCCGCCTCTGGCTCCACTTGAAATCCGTTACCTCGCTGGTGATCGGCCTGCTCGCCTGAAGATCGACGCCGTGTCGACGCTCGAGCTGGTCGTCGCCGCGCTCAGGGATTGCTCCAAGCAGGTGACGTTCGGGTTTTCGGCGAAAGGGCCGAGGGTTGTGCAAGAGGGGTTGTTCGCGTGAGTGAATCCGTCCAGCCGACCGCCGGGCAGCCGCCGGCACGAAAAACGCGCGCGCGCACGCAAGTCGACGAGAAAAACTCAGGCCTTCGCCTGGAGCCGCATGTGTGTTCCTCGTGCTTTGGCCGGATTGCCAGTGAAATCTCCTGCGCCGAGACCGGAGCGCGGAGGTTTTTCTGCACCAGCTGCGGCCTGGGCGCGGTTGGCCACAAGCCTTCGGTGGTCTGCGCTTGCGGGATCAAGATGCGAAAGTTCAAGGGCGACGGCCGGTCCTCTGCGGTGATGGTCGACGCAGGTATCCGCTGTCACGAGAATCGCTCGCCATCGCTGGAGTTTCCGGCGCTTTTCGTGGCGAGTTATGCCGGTGCTCAGGCGCCATCGGATTGAAGGTCTTGTGATCCTATGGCTGCGACCGCTCTAAACCGGGCTTTTCACGATGAAGGCCGCTGGGTCGGGCGCCGGATGGGCGCAACTCTAGGGCGAGCAACTTCTGATCGGTTTTGTTACTATCGCCTGGTCTTCACGAACGTTTGGGGTCGTTTGATGGTTGCTTGTCGCTGGCGTCCGGTGATGGTCACCCTTGCCGATGGCCGTGCCGTGGAATCGGACCACCCTGCGTGGCTGGCCGAGGCTGAGGCGCGTACCGTCCTGGGCATGCTGCATGACCGTCGGCGGCGGTTCCTGGCGCTGGTGTCCGAGCGACGCGGGCCTGCTGCAGTCGATCGGCTCAAGGCCCTGATGCGCGAGGTTGAGCCGAGGTTTGTGCTCGACCTGCCCAATGTCGATGTGCGCCGGGCTTACCTGGGGCGCGTCGAGGAGTTCGAGGGGGCCAATGCGCGGACCTACCTGGAGGGTCGTATCCGGGTGCTCTGGCGCGAAATGCTTGCAGCCCAGAAGGGCGCTGGCGCAAAATCACCCGGGCCCGAGGAGGCTCAATCTTGAACAAGAAATCACGCTTTGTCCGTTGGCTCGCTGCCAAGGCCCCATACCTGTGGATCCTGACCGGCGCGCTGCACATCCCGAACGCCAACCGCATGATCGACCAGAGCTGGCTGTCTGGTGCTCTGGGCTTCGCGCTTGCCGGAGTTTGCACGCTCCTGGGCTTTGCCATGCTGGCTCAGGCGCAGGACGCCAAATCCGCCAAAGCCGCCGAGCAGCCAGAGGTGCATCCGTGAACCCGCGTAACGCTCTTGCGCTGGCGCTGATGGTCGCTACCGCTGGCGTCGGTCACCAGGCCGCAGCCAGCCTGCTCGACGCGCCCCGCCCTCGCCGCCCGAAGGCGCCGGATGCTGCCCGCCAGGCTGCTGCAGAGGCCAAGCGCCAGCGCCGAGCAGAACGCAACAAGGCGCTGGAGGCACGCCCATGACCCGCGCCGTCAACGTCGGCACCATCGGCCACATCTCGCATGGCCGCAGCCTGCTCGGCGCCTCGCTTCTGGCTGTCGCCGCTGCCGGCCTGCTGTGCAAGGCCTCGCAGCCGGTCGTCATGCCGCAGCGCCGTGCGGACCTCGAAGTCGGGCATGACCTGAACGCCGACCTGGAAGACGCGGGCCTACTGGACGGGCGCAAGGCTCGAAAGGCCGCTTTCCGTGATCGGCTGCAGGCCGCCCAGCGCGCGGCTGCGGAAGGTCGGGCATGAGGTATCTCCTGCTGGCTACCCTGGCCAATGCGATTCTGTTCGCGGTGCTGGTCCTGGCGATCGGCTCGTGGCCGCTGGCGACTGTCGTCTCGTCGGTGGTCGGTGCCTGGCTCGGCGTCCTGGCTGGCCTGGTTCCGGACGAGGTGCGCGCATGATCACTTGCGGCTCATCCCGTGTCCGTCCGGCCTACACCCGGGCTGGCGAGTACCGCCGGCCGTCGCGCCGGGCTCAGCCTATGACCCAGGCCGAGCGCGAGGCCGCCATTGCTGCCTGCAGCGTGCCGCCTTCGCGGTGGCCTGATGTTGCGCTGCTGCAGGCCTTCGGCGTGCCGCGTACCCCGCTGATGACGCCTGAGCAGGCGCGGGCCAAGCCAGGCCAGTTGTGCGAGCAGCCGCGTACTGCGACGCCTGCTGCCCCGCCGGCCGTCATGGTGCCCGTGGCTGCCGAGGCCTCGCTGCCGGTGTCCAAGCCGCGCGCCAGCTCGACGGTGCGCAAGCCCTGCCTGAGCGACCTGGCATCCGCGACCCTTGACCGCTACCGCGCGAGGTACGGCCTGTGACTGCTGCCGCCTCCCTGTTGCGTGCCGACCTGCCTGGCCTGCTGCGCCTGCTGTCCGACTTCGAGGAGCCGGAGGCCGAGGCCATCCAGCTCGAGGCCGAGCAGTTGCTCGCTGTCATGAGCTCGGGCGAGCACGGCCACCTGCCGCTGTACCTGGCTGCTGCCCTGTGCCTGGAGGTCGATCGGCTTCCTGCTGGGGCCGGCACATGACTCAAAGTCCTATGACCGACGGCCTGAGCCCCTTTGTTTCCTGGGGCTCGCATGCCGACTGGAAAGTTCGGGCGCCGGTTGGGCGCCTTGTCGGCTCGAACGTGCCATCTCAACGAGGAAATACACCCGTGGAAGCTATCACTACCGCAATGCAACACCGGGGCGACCCTGGCGCCAAAAAGCCCGAGCTGCTGGTGCTTCTGCACTCGCTCGAAGACCAGACCGCCATGCTCGCCTCATCGATCGCCCAGCTCGAGGACCGCCTGCATCCGGTGCTGGAGACCATCGACCCGTCCGCGCCGGTTGCCTGCGCTCAGGTTAAGTCGCCGGAGCCGTCGCGCATCCCGGTCGCCTCCATGCTGCAGGCTCGCATTGAGGTCCTGCTCGACCTGCGCGCCCGTGTCGACTCCCTGCTGTCGCGCCTGGGGGTCTAGCTTGGATTCCAAGTTCCTGCGTGCCCAGCTCGTCTGGGCCTCGGTGGCCGTGCCCCTGGCGCTGTCGGTCGCGACCGGCTCGTCTGCCCTGTTCTGGCTGGGCTCGCTGACCGCGACCGTGGTGCTGGCGCTGCTGGTCACCATCCTGCTGTGCGTCGCTATCGCCTCGTGGTTCATCCCGTCGATGCCCATGGGCGCCGATCGCGACAAGCTGCTGGATCTGCTGGAGGTGTTCGTCGCGCCTCGGCCTCGCCCGGGTGGTCCGGTGGCCGCCCTGGCTCAGCGGGTGCTGCTCGTGGTGATCTGCTGGCTTGCCGGCGCTCACGCTATCGCTGTCCTGTTTGTCGTCACGCTGGTCGTGGGCCGTTGGCTGCTGACCCGCTCCCTGTTCCTGCTCGCCCTGTATGCCCGCTCTGTGCCCAAGGAGGCCTCGCCATGTCCGTCGAACAACTGAACCCAAACCACCCCACTTCCGTAGCCATGGATGGTCAGTGGGCCAAGATGGCCTGCCTGCTGCTGCGCAAGTTCCAGGCGTCTGAGGTGGTGATCACCATGGATGACCTTGAGGCCGCTGCGGTCGATGGCGCTGCCAACTGCATCGGCGTGCGCGAGCTGCCGGACGGCCTGCATGTGTACCTGGTGACCGAGGCCGAGGGGCGCGCCCTGGCCGAGCAACACGGGGGCGCTCTGGCGTGACGCTGGAGCTCCTGGTCCTTGGCGTGGTCGGCATTGGCTTGCCGGCTACGCTCCTGGTCTTCTGCTGGCGGGTGCTGCAGTCCGTCGAGGAGAGGGATGATGGGTGATGATCAGTCCGATGACCTAAACGTCTTCCTGGGAGTGTCGCGCCGGGAGCTGATGGCGCTTGCCGCCGGGGTCAAGGCCAACAGCGCCAAGCTGCAGGCCTGCCCATACCATGACTTCGAGCCGGTTGCGCCGGCAGATGCCACCCTTGTGGCTAAGCTGTCCGCCCGGTACCGCTGCCGGCACTGCGGTGGTGATGTGGATTCGTCGGCCTACCATTGGCACCAGCAGGGGCGCCGGCCGTTCCCGGTTGTCGAGGACGAGCGTGCCTCCGGCTATCCGTGCGTCGGCGGCCCGCTCGACGGCCGACTGCTTGCCCATCTGGGTGGCACCTATCACGTCAGTCGCTGGGGTGGTCAGGTTGGAGAGCCCCTGGCTGATGCGGACGTCATGCCACCGGTCGAAACCGCCGAGTACCGCCTGCAGGATCGGGGTGGCTATCTGGCCTGGGTTTTCCAGGGGTGGCCGGAATGAGCAAGACCGCGCAGCGCAAGGCCTCGGCCTACCGCAACGGGTACCGGGTCGGCCGCTACGGCTGGCCGATCGGGGTGAAGTTCTACCGCGTTCGTGCCTGTGCCGATGATGCCTGGAATCGAGGCATGCGCGACGGTCGCCGCGATCGCCTGGCTGCCGAGGCGCTGGAGCGCACCTGGTGGCGTCGGCTGGTGTCCTGGTTCCGCTCACGGTTCGCGACCTGATTCAAACTCTTATGACCGCGCCCCGCACTGCCCCGGGACACTAGGCCTTGGCCTGGCTCCCGTGGTGGTCGGGCGCACAATGGGCGCCACGGCTGCTGGTTTTGGCAGTCGTGACGCGAGACTGCCGTCAACCGAGGAGTACCTGTGGCAGCGAACGATCCCGAAAGGCAAGGAGGCACGCGAGTGGCCGTACCGGATGAGCGGTGGGCTGCTGCTCGTGCGCTGTACGAGGGCACTGCCGGCATGACCCTGAAGCGGGTTTCTGAGGAGACCGGCATCCCGAAGGCTACCGTCGAGGTGCGCGCCAAGACCGAGAAGTGGCGGAAGAATTACCCGCCGGCCAATCTCGGGCCGATATCGCCCCTGGCTCAGGAGGCTGCGGACAAGTACCAGGCCAAGATCGATGATGCCGGCCCGGAGGTCACCGCCGAGCAGAAGACCGAGGCCGTGCTGGAAACCGTGGCCGAGGTGGCCGTCGACCAGCGCGCGCAGGTGCTCGATCGCCATCGCCGCGAGTGGGCGGCTCCTCGAAAGCTGTCGTATGAGGCTGTGCAGAATCGCGACTTCGAGCGCGCCAAGCTGGCCAAGATCACCGCTGAAACCCTCAAGCTGATTCAGGACGGCGAGCGCAAGGCCTGGGGCCTGGAAGGCGCCGACCCGGACCAGCCCGTTTTTGTCATCGAGCGTGGTTGAACCTATGCATACCCCTGAAATGCCGCAGATTGTCCTGCGTCCGATTGAGAGCCTGGTCGCCTACGCGCGGAATGCTCGCACCCACTCACCCGCCCAGCTCGAGAAGCTGCAGGCCTCCCTGCGCGAGTTCGGCTGGACCAACCCGGTGCTGGCCGACGCCATGGGCATCGTGGCTGGCCATGGCCGGACCATGGCCGCCGCCGAGATGTACAAGCGCGGCGAAGCCATCCGCTTCCCGAACGGCGCGCCCATCCCGCTCGGCATGGTGCCGGTGGTGGACTGCACCGGCTGGTCCGACCAGCAGCGCAAGGCCTACATCCTGACCGACAACCGCAGCGCCCTCGACGCCGGCTGGGATGAGGAGCTGCTGCGCCTCGAACTGGCCGACCTGCGCGACGACGGCTACGACCTCAGCCTGACCGGCTTCGAGGATGTGGAGCTGGCCGCTCTGTTCGAGGGCGTGGTCGATCCCGAGCAGAACGACCGGGATCCGGATGATGTTCCGGATGAACCTGTCGTGCCGCTGTCGCGCGAGGGTGATGTCTGGGTCTGCGGCCCGCACCGCGTCATGTGTGGGTCGTCGACCGAGATCGCCTGCTGGGACAAGCTGATGCAGGGAGAGCTGTGCGATGCGGTGTGGACCGACCCGCCTTATAACGTGAACTATGAGTCCAAGCTGGCCGGGTCGATCAAAAACGACAACATGAAGGACTCGGCTTTCCGCCAGTTCCTGCTGGACGCCTACGCTGGCATGTTCTCGGTGATGAAGGCCGGCGCGCCGATCTACGTGGCCCATGCCGACACCGAGGGCTTCAACTTCCGCGGTGCTTTCCGCGATGCGGGCTTCAAGCTGTCCGGCTGCCTGATCTGGCGGAAGAACAGCCTGGTGCTGGGGCGCTCTGACTACCAGTGGATGCACGAGCCGATTTTGTATGGCTTCAAGCCGGGCGCCGCCCACCGCTGGTACGGCGGCCGCAAGCTGACCACGATCATCGAGTACGGCGAGAACGGCCCCATTCGCCAGCTCGAAGACGGCCGCTGGGCTATCACCGTCGGCGACAACGTGCTGGTGGTGTCTGGCGAGGCCACCATCGAGGAGCATCCTGGGTCGGTGATCTACCACGACAAGCCCTCGCGCTCCGAACTACATCCAACGTGCAAGCCTGTGACCCTGATCGAGAAGATGCTGCGGGCCTCTGCTCGTCCTGGCGACATCATCGTTGACGCCTTCGGTGGCTCCGGCTCGACGCTGATCGCTGCCGATCGGATGGGCATGTCGGCTCGCCTCATGGAGCTGGACCCGAAGTTCGTCGACGTCATCACTCGCCGCTACTGGCAGTACACCGGGCGGCGCCCTGTGCATGCCGTGACTGGCGAACCCTTCCCAGAAGAAGGTGGGGCTCGTGCAGACGCTCACGATCACGCTGCTGGCGCCGAGACCGCTACGTCAGGAGATTTTTTCTAGGGTACTATCCATCCTGCAAGGCTAGGGAGGCCACCCGAAAAGCGATCTAGTCCGTCGCCTGCCTTGCTCACCATTAAGGACTTTACTTTGGACAAGTATGCAAATCATCACTCGCCAGCAGGCGCTATCTGCTGGGCTTCCTAAATACTTCACGGGCAAGCCGTGTGTGAGGGGGCATCTTTCGACGCGCTCAACCCGTGGCAAGGCTTGCGATCAGTGCATGTATGAATTTGGTCGCGCCTACTACGCGGATGGTCGTGCGAAAGAATGCCAGCGCAGGCATCGCGCTAAAAATGTGGAAAAGTACCGTGAGTACGACCGCAATCGCGGAAAGCGCAATCGAGCGGATCCTGTGAAGCGGCTAGCTTCAAACATGCGCTCGTTGGTCAACCAGCACATGCGAAAGCGCGGGTTCTCTAAGAAATCGAAGACATGCCAGATACTCGGCTGCTCCTGGGAGGAGTTCGCCGCCACCATTGAGCGGCAGTTCCTGCCTGGCATGACTTGGGAAAATCGCCACCTCTGGCAAATTGACCACATCATCCCGATGTCCACAGCAAAGACCGAGGAAGACGTTCTCGCCTTGAACCACGTTTCGAATCTGAGGCCGATGTGGCGAGAGGATAACCGCGCCAAAAGCGGAAAGGTGCTGTTCCTAATTTGATTGCCTGCCAAGGCCATGACGCAATCGTGATGCTACGCTCGCCCCATCACTACCCGAGGGTTTACCCGTGAAGAAAGTCCTGATTGTCGACGGCAGCCTGGCCAAGGCGCACGTCAACTCCTACACCCGGTCGGACGGCACCTTCGTGAAGGAGCACGACAACGGCCGCCAGGCTGCGGCGCCGAAGCCAGCAGCTGGCCGCCGCCCGTCTGCCAAGGCTCCGGCCTTCGACCACCCGAACGTGGTCGCCCACAATGCCCGCATGACCTCCTCGCACTACGAGCCTGGCAAAGGCTCGAAGGAGGTCGAGGCCAAAGATGCGGCCGATGCCGACACCGTGCACTTCGCTGGCAAGCGCTACAGCTGGACCTCGAAGACCGGCAAGTCGAACCACGACGGCACCCCGGTGCGCGCCTTCGAGCACGAGGAGTCTGGCCACCGCGTCTGGGTGGACGACAAGCGCCGCGTGCACGCCGATTCCACCGACGAGGTGGACCGCCTGCGCAAGGAGCACGCCGACCATGAGGCCAAGCAGGGCGCTGGCAAGGCTCCGGCGACGAAGGTGATGGTGCGCAAGGATGCGGCTGCATCTGCCGGCGGCAAGAAGCCCTCGACCTGACAGGAAGCCCAGGAGCACGCGACCAAGGCTGGCGCCAAGTACAAGTCGAGCGTGGCCGTGTTCAATTCGGCAGACAGAGCCCACTCGTATGCCGATCGCTCGGCTAGCTCGAAGGGTGGCGCGTTCGTGATGAAGCACCCGGACCACAATTTCCACATGGTCGTGAACGGCGCCGACTCCCAGCGGATGGCAAAGAACGGGTATCAGTACGTCAGACCCACGGGGCGCTAAATGCTGCGTGAATCCGGCATGATCTGACCCTAAGTCTTGTGTTCGCCAGCCGCCAGGCCTGATTTACTCGGGCTCTGGCGGTTTCTATTTGCGGTTCGGGCGCCTGTCGGGCGCTAATCGTCGAGGTCATCGTCGTGACGCCAGAATGGCTGCATGACGACGCCAATCCCCTCCGCAGCGCTGCTCGGCAACAAGCGGCTACTGCTCGTAAAGTCCACGGCCTCTGCTGTTGAAGCGGAGCTGCTGAAAGCCACCGTGTCGAAGACCATCGTCGTGCCTGCGTACACGCGCAAGGATGGCGTGGTGGTGCCGGCCCACACCAAGGTGGTGCACTACGACCCATCGAAGGACGTCGCCGACGTTCTTTCGGGCAAGGGGTCGCACTCGCAGAAGCAGGCGCACAAGAAGCTGTCGAAGCTCGGGCACTGGGAGTCGCTCGAGGACTCGCACAAGCTGGCGCATATCCTGTCCTCGGCCACGAATATTCAGCAGAAGGCGTCGGCCTCCGCTGCCGTGTCTGGCTGGAAGGCGTCGATGCTGGCCGGGAAGAAGCCGACCGCCTCCCAGCAGGCCGCGTTTGATGCGCTGCCGGCCGACAAGCAGGCTGCGCTGCAGGCTGAGGTGGGCAAGCCGGTTACAGCTCCGGTTGCGGCTCCGGTTACAGAGCCTGTCGCTGCTGCCCCTGCCTACCAGCCCGTGCCCAGCGCCCTGGGCGGCCTTGGGAACGAGGGCCCGGTCATCCATGTGGATGCGCCCGACTACGCTGCTGTCGAGAAAGCGCTCGGCCTGGAGCCTGGCTCCCTGGAAGGCGAGGACTCGACCACCTACACCATCAAGAACGCTGCCGGCCAGACCTTCTCGGTCTACAAGCACGGCGGCGGCCTATCGGTGCGAACCTCTGGCGCGAACAAGGACACCTCCAGCGCGCTTGCCCTTGCTGACCACCTGGCGTTGATCGGCAAGCCGGCCGAGGCTTCGCCTGCTGCCGTTCCCCTGGTTACCGGTGCCGACGGCCAGCCGAAGGTGTTCTATCACGGCGGTACCGGAAGTGTGGATTCCGCCGACCTCAAGCCGCTGACCTTCTTCACCTCGGACAAGGAAACCGCGCTTTCCTACGTCGGCAACAACTCCGAGGACGAAAAGCTGCACGCCGTGCACCTGGCGATCGGCAAGGTGGCCACTCCCGATGATGTGAAAGCCGCTGCGAACAAGGTCGGCCTGACTGGTGACGATGTCGGCGTCGATGAGGAGTACCATGCTGGCTACGAGTACCTGTCGCCGCACCTGAACCCGCACGTTGAGAAGGTCCTGGCCGAGCTCAAGAAGCAGGGCTTCGACGGCGCGCACTTCCCGACCGACTTCAAGCTGTCCGGTGAGCTGATGCCTGGCGGGTCCTGGGTCGTGTTCGGCAAAGGCCAGGTGGTACCGGCTTCCGGCGATCATGGTCTGCAGGGCGTCGGCTCATGGGCGCACCTGTCGCAGTACAAGTCGCAGCATCCGATGTTCATCACTGCCCAGGCAAAGGCCTGGCTGGCGGACAACCCGGGCAAGGGCGCCGAGCTCTCCTCGACGCTGGTAGACCTCGGCCACCTGGATATTGCGAAGAAGCTCGGGGTCTACACCCCGCCGAGCTGGGCGTCTCCGCAGGAGAAGGCGGCCGCTGCTGGCCCGAAGGAGGGCGACACCAAGCCTGCGGCCGACGGCGGCACGCTGGTGCTCAAGGATGGCCATTGGGTCAAGCAAGGCGGTGAAGCGCCGAAAGCTAAGCAGCCTGCTAGCCTCGCGATGCCAGCTTTCGAAGAGGGCAAGGAGAAGGCTGGCGTCAAGGCCCACTACGAGAAGGTCGGCCAGAAGGTGCTCGACCTGGCCTCCGCCGGCGACGCAGCCGGCCTCGAGAAGCTCAAGGCCGACGGCCTGAAGCCGAACTCGAAGGGCAAGGTCGGTAACACCTGGAAGGGCAAGACCCAGAACAGCAAGCTGCTGCTCGCACTGCATGACCAGGCGCTGGCGCACACCAAGGGCAACACCACTGCGGATCAGCCAGCTCAGGCCGTAAGCGCTGAACCCGTTCCGGCACCGGCTGCTCCGGCGGCCGAGGCCAGCCCCATCGCTGCATCCAAGCTCACCCAGATCCCGTGGGATGCCCAGCTCCTGCCTGATGCCAACTCCAACGCCAAGAGCCACAACGGCCAGGTCGCCAAGATCAAGGCCATGGCCGAGGCTGGTGATGTGGCTGGCCTGCAGGCATACGTCGATGCCAAGGCTGGCGCCAAGCAGACCTATGCGAAGAAGCAACACCTGCTCGCTGCTACTGCCCTGGCCGCGCTGAAGGAGGACGGTGCTCCCGCTGCTCCGGAGGCTAACCCGCTGGCTGGCGTTTCTGCTGCTGAAGCGATCGCCAAGAACCCTCATATGCCCCAGCTAAAGCTCAAGGAGCTTTGGATCGACGCGAACGCCGACAAGGTGGGCGCTCAGGCTGAGTGGGCCATGGCGGTCAACCCGGCGCCGGCCAAGCCTGCGCGCCTGGCCGAATCCCAGAAGAAGATGATCGACGATATCGCCACCTGGCCGGATGCCAAGTACCACCTGGCCAATATCGTCGGCGGTGGCAATCCGGCTGCTGCGGCTTACGCTCAGCAGCTGCTGGACGCGAAGAAGGCCACCGTCGCGGTCGACAAGCCGAAGCCTCCCACCGGCATCGAGGAGCACTCCGAAGCTGGCGCCTACCTGGCCGATGCGGCGTATGGCCTGGAGCACAAGGACCTGCCGACCCTGCAGGACGTAATCACCGCGCTGCAGGGCGACATGCCTGCGCCTGGCTCGGACGCGGATAAGGTCCTGCAGTTCGCCAAAAATGCGTACAAGCATGTCGCTGGCGCTGCGCCTGCCACCTCGAAGCCTGCCGACCCTACTGTTGCCGAGCTGGCTCCCATGATGGAGGCCGTCAATTCCGCTGGCTCGGCGGAAGGCGCCAAGAAAGCCGCGCTCCGGTACCTGAACGCTTTCCCGGACTCGCAGCTGGCTATCAACCAGGTGCACGACGCCCTGGTCAACGCTGGGCATGCCGCTATGGCCGCCGCCTTCGCGAAGGACGGCAAGTCGGGCCTGGAGGCGTTCAAGCCTGCCGCTCCTGCTGGCCCATCCAAGGTCACCGCCGAGCTGTTCCACAACACCTCGGAGGGGCATAACAAGTTCTGGGCCGTGTCGGTCAACGGCAACGTAGTGAAGACCACCTACGGCAAGATCGGCTCGAAAGGGCAGACCACCGAGAAGGTGTTCGGCTCCAAGGCCGAGGCGCAGTCGCACGCCACCACGCTGATGCTGCAGAAGCACAAGGGCGGTTACGTGCCGGCCGGCAAGACCGAGCACGAGTATGCCGCGCCTGCTGCCGAGCAGGGCCCGAAAGATGGCGACACCAAGCAGGGCGCCGACGGCATGCTGGTGTTCACGGATGGGCGCTGGCACAAACTGTCGGAGAAGGCCAAGGCGGCGATCGATTCCCTATCGCTTGATGACCTTAAGGAATTTGCTGACACACCGGGAATGCCGGTTGCGCAAAACGCCTACATCAAGGCGAAGTTGGCGGGCGCCGAACCCATGGACTCCTGGCAGCAGACCGGCGGCGAGGAGTCCGATGCCTGGGCGTTCACCGAGAAGGACCCGAGCTTCAGTGGCGTCAACACGCTGATGGCGGATATGGACGGCCTTTCCGTCTATATCGCCTACGAGCCTGAGTCGGCAACCTTCGAGGTGGGCCAGATTCATCCTGGCGCCGACGAGCCGGAGGCCGATCACTTCAGTGACCCGAAGAAGGCACTCGACTACCTGGCCAGCATGTACGGCGCCTCGGTCGAAATGCCGAGCCTGGGCCAGGTGGAGAAGCTGACTGGCAAGGTCAGCGGCGCGACCTACTCGCCCAAGGTTCCGACCCCTGACAACTACGTGCCTTCGTCCGGTACCGGCTACGAAGCCATGGATGGGTGGAAGCAGACCGGCCCGCAGGGCGGCTCGAACCCGGGCGGCCGGTTCCGCGACGAGTTCGGCGTGGAGTGGTACTGCAAATTCCCGGCGGACGAGGATATCGCCAAGTCCGAGGTTCTGGCTGCCAAGCTGTACGCTGCTCTGGGCGTCTCGGGGCAGGATTGCAAGCTGGTGACCAAGGGCGGAAAGGTCGGCATTGCCTCGCGCTGGATCGATGTGAAGAAGGGCACTGCTGCCCAGCTCGCCAAGCTGGACGGCACCGCCTCTGGCTTCGCTGCTGATGCGTGGCTGGCAAACCATGACGTTGTCGGTCTGGCCTTCGACAACCTGCAGATCGGTCCCGACGGCAAGGCTCACCGCGTCGATGCTGGTGGCTCGCTGCAGTACCGGGCCCAGGGCGGAAAGAAGGCGTTCGGTCCTACCGTGTCCGAGATAGATTCCCTGCGCGACCCGGCGATCAACTCCAAGTCTGCGGCCGTGTTCGGCAAGATGACTGAGGCCGACATCACCGCCTCGGTGGCAAAGGTGCTGGCGCTGCCTGACTCGGCGATCACCAACCTGGTGAACCAGTACGGCCCTGGCTCCGATGCGGACAAGCTGGCGCTGGCGCAGACCCTGATCGCGCGCAAGGCTGACCTGGCTAAGAAGTACCCGAAGGCGGCCAAGGCACCGAAGAAGCGGCTCGACCCCACCAACCTGCCGGTGGATGCCGCGATGCTGCCGAAGCCGCACGACTTTGAAAACTGGAATGGTCCGGGCCAAGGCCTGAGCTCGAAGGCGCACGTTAACAAGGCAAACGCGGCGATCGAGTACCAGATTCTGGGCGTGGCGCAGATGGGCAACCTGCCGAAGCTGCAGGCCTTCGAATATGCCCAGATCGACAAGGAAACGGGCCAGCCGAACGGCAAGATGCTGCCGATCGCCAACCACCCGTCGAAGCATGTCGTTCAGTACCATGCCGACCTGGTGACCATGCTCGACGAAATGGCAAACCCGCCGGAGCCGCTGAAGGTCTTCCAAGAGACTGATATCAGCACGCTGGAGCAGCTGTCCGCGTCGCTGCCGCCGAAGAAGTTCGGTACCACCGTCGACTCGGTGAAGTCCAACGAGAAGCTGGGCTTCTGGGTGGTGCTCGGCGTGGCTCCTGGCGCGGTCAACCTGGCGCCTAAGAAGTTCATGGCCTACAGCCAGGCCGCTATCGCCGCCGGCTACGAGAAGTACAAGCAGGGCACCAGCCTGGCGAAGCACTTTATCAAGTCGGTGCAGGCCTCCGGCTCGTATAACGACCTGTTCCGCAACGGCAAGAAAACCGACCACTCTGGAAACCTGTTGTCCGATGTGGCCAAGGCCGCGCTGCAGCATGCGACCACTCAGCCGGAGGGGACCTCGCTGTACCGCTGGCAGAAGATGACCGATGCCATGGTGCAGAAGATCATGGCCGCGCCGGAGGGTACCGTCTTCCAGGCTACCGGCCCGATGTGCACTTCCTACGACCCGACCGCGACGAAGCACTTCGGTACCCACCGGGTAACGGTTCGCTACGCCAAGGGCGCGAAGGCTGTCGAATCCTTCGGATCGAATGGCTATCAGTCGGAGAAGGAGGTAACCACCCTGCCAAACTCTCGGTTTGTCATCCTGAAGCGCAACATGGTACCGGATGTGGAGCACGGCAATCCGCACAAGACCCGCCTGGAGCTCGAGGTGTTGATGCTTCCGCCGGACCTTGGACTGTGATGCTATGCTGTGCCGACACTTGAGGATCTGTAATGTCTGACCCGCGTGAAATCGAAGACTCCCCAGAGCGCGCTGCTGATCGTGGCCGGCAGGAGGACCTGGGCTTTAGCATGGACTCCCGGCCGTCGCTGGGTAATCGGGACGTCGTCCGCGCCCTGGTGTCGGAGTTCGCCACCCGGATCGTCAACCTGCGCAAGGACTACAACCTCGACAAGCTGACGGGCGAGCAGGCGCAGGCCAAGGTCCGCGAGCTCGCCCGGGAGTATGGCGATGTGATCATGGGGCGCGACCTCAGCTATTTCGCGCTGCCCTGGAACAACGAGCATCGGCTGGGGCTGCGGATCCGCATGGTGGTACCGGCTATCGATGGCGTCACCGACCCTGGCGAGCTGTTGTTCCTCACCGTTGGTACCTCGCTCATGTCGATCGCCAAGGCGCACGAAGAGGGGCGCTTGCCTGATGCTGATGGCGAGAAGCACACGCAGGCCATGCTCGCCGACACCGCTGACCTGATCGTGGGTATCCGCTGATGGCTGATGATCTGCTCGACCTCGTGAAGGGCCACGTTAAAGGCTACAGCCGGCGCGATGGCACCTATGTGAAGCCTCACGACCGCGACACGGGCCCTCTGGCGCATGCTGAGCCGCATTACGCTGCTCCGGTGCACCACCACCCCCGTTCGAGCGATGACGGGGCTCCTGTGGTCATCAAGACCCCTTCGCACGCCAGCGCTCCCAGCACTTGGCACAACCCGGATGCGGTGGCCACCTTTGTGCCTGACGGCGATGTGCCGCTTTCGCTGAACGGCATTGCCCTGCGCGCCTGGCGTGACCACCCGACGACCGCCGAGGGCTGGGATTTTGTCGACGGCGTCGATGACAACCTGGCTGAGCCTCCGTTCGTGCTGCCGCCCGGCAAAAAGGCTGCAGCAGGCGTGCTTATCGAGGAGTCGGATGGGCGTGTCTGGCTGGTGGCGCCGACCAACCAGTTCGGTGGGTACCAGGCCAGCTTCCCGAAGGGCACGGCTGAGCCTGACCTTTCCTTGCAGGCCACGGCCATCAAGGAGTGCTTCGAGGAGACGGGCCTGCAGGTGAAGATCACCGGCTTTGCTGGCGACTTCGAGCGCACCACTTCGAAGGTCCGCATGTACAAGGCCCGGCGCGTCGGCGGCCTGCCTACCGCGATGGGCTGGGAAAGCCAGGCCGTGCACCTGGTGCCCAAGGGCATGCTCTACGACCACCTGAATCTCTGGCCTGATCACCCGATCGCCGAGGCTATTGGTGCTGGTCCCGCTCCGAAGAAGCCAGAAACGCCAGCCTTCTGGAAGAATAGCGGGAGTCAAAAAACGCTGTTCTGAACGGGCTTTGCTTGCAGTGCGGATCAATTCTGAGCTAACGTCACCCTCGTTACTTCAACGACGAAGGTTTTCTCATGTGGATCTGCTTAAGTGATGCGTTTCTGTCGATCGTAGAGCCTGCGCCAGGCTCCGATACTCTGCTGGTTCGTGCTCGCCGTGATGGTGACATTGAACGCGTCTTTACCAGTGCGGTTGTAAAGAAAACTCCTGGTCGCGATTACCTATTCCGAGCCATTATCCCCCGAGAGCAGGTGGCATCTGTGATCGGCCAGCATGTGGCTGGCATCGGTTATCAGAATTTCAAGTCGTCGGTTTCCGATAACCGCCTGCACGACGCTTTCGCCGGCTTCTGGTCGATCATGTCGCGCCTGCAGCCCATTCCGCCGTACTCTCGTGGCCGTGGTCGCCAGGGTGATCTGCTGTGAAGCTGAATACCGAGGTGCGCGAGTGCGTGGGCGGCTACCGCCTGGAGTTCGAAGGGCTGTCGAATGTGCCCGGCTACAGCGTGGGCTTTGTCGCCTACCAGCGCGATAAACACCCGTCTTATGGCGGCGAGATTTCGCAGGAGCAGGCTCGTTACAACGCCGAGCGTGTTGTGCTGGCCTGGAATGCCTTCGAAGGCATACCGAACCACCTGATTGCTTCTATGCCGGGCCCGGTCGGTGAGCTGGCCTGCCTGCATGCTGATGTGGTGGACAAGGTGAGGACGCTGGTTCTGCAGCAGGCGCACCTCTTGTCCGTGCTGCAGGCGATCGCCGATGACGACTACGATGCCCCGCATGATGCAACCGATTCGGAAATTTCCCGCAACAAGGGACTGTTGATCGCGCGCATCCGCAAGCTGGCCGGCGCTGCGGTCGCTGGTGCTTCTGGCAACTAACTGAACTGCTGCCGGGCGCTGCTCGGCAAGGATTGAAAGGTGGATTTTAAGCAAGCTCTGCAGGTGATGCAGCATCATGTGGTGGAAGACGAACGCCGCCCCATGAAGATGGTAGTGGTGGTCAATGACCCTGGCCGCATCGGCGGCACACCCTGCGTGGATGTCGAGACTGTTGCTGCTGGTTTCGATTGGGACTCGGGTAAGATGATGATTTTCCCGTCCAAGTCGCTCACCGCGCTAACCCCGGCCCAGGTCGAGGAAATCAGAAAAAGCGCCGCCGGCGGCCAGAGCTGGCACGCCTTGCAGGTCTACAATAAGTACCAGGAGCAGCTGAAGGCGGCCGAGGGTCAGCGCGACCTTCTGCTGGCAGCCCTGTGCGAGGTGGAGCGCGATATCGAGCACTTGCGGCTGAACCACTTCGTCAATCTTGAAAAGGTCAGCGACGAGCTCGCTGCAGCGAAGGCCGGCATTGACACTCGGCCGCGCTACACCAGCGTCAGCAAGGGCGGCAGCTATGTGAAGCTGGGCGCCATCCGCGGCGCTGGCTCGCTCAAGGGGCTATCCGGCATCGCCTACCAGAATGAGAGGGGCGACCTGTTCATCCGTGAGCCGGAGTGCTTCGCGAAGCGCATGGTGCTGATGGGCGATCGGGATACCGGGCATAATCACTGATCTTCTCGCCTATGCACGGCAATCCCTCACTCACTTACAATGCGTAAAAACAGCATCAAGCCAGGGCACAACCTGGCTGGAGACCTATGGATTCGACGTTTGAGATCAAGCTGGGCGACTGCCTGGAGAGCTTGCGCGCCATGCCGGATAAATCGGTGCACTGCTGCATCACCAGCCCGCCCTACTTCGGCCTGCGCGATTATGGTGTCGACGGGCAGATCGGCTTGGAGCCTACGCCGGAAGAGTTCGTGCAGGCGCTGGTCAAGGTGTTCCGCGAGGTGCGCCGCGTGCTGCGCGATGATGGGACGCTGTGGCTGAACATTGGGGACAGCTATGCCCGAACCGGCGGCACCGACCGCAAGGTTTCTGCCAGTGCCAAGGTGGGCAGCACGCGCAACACGCTGGAGCAGATGAGCGACAGAACGAGCCGCGCCGCTTCGCTTGGCCTGAAGGATAAAGACCTGATCGGCATCCCGTGGATGCTGGCCTTCGCCCTGCGCGCCGATGGCTGGTATCTGCGCCAAGACATTATCTGGCACAAGCCGAACCCGATGCCGGAGAGCGTGCGCGACCGCTGCACGAAGGCGCATGAGTACGTGTTTCTGCTGTCGAAGGGGCCGAAGTATTACTTCGATGCGGATGCGGTTAAGGAGCCTGCCGTGTGCGACCGCATGCGCGGGCCAGCCGAGCATGCCGACAAGAAAAGCACCAACGGCAATGGCGGTCTGAGCAGGCGCGAGCCACAGCCTTTTCGGAACCGTCGCAGCGTCTGGTCGGTAGCCACTCGCTCTTACAAGGGCGCCCACTTCGCCACGTTTCCGCCCGACCTGATCGAGCCGTGCATTTTGGCAGGCTGCCCGGCTGGCGGCACTGTGCTCGACCCGTTCGGCGGCAGCGGCACTACGGCAGGCGTCGCCTTGGCCCATGGGCGCAACGCCATACTGTGCGAGCTGAACCCGGAGTACGCCGCGCTGGTGCCGGCGCGCATCGAGAGCATCCTTGTCGGTTACGGCAAGAAGCCCAAGACCAAGCTCAAGCCCGTTTCCGCCACCAAGCAGAAGGAGCTATTCGATGGCGCTCACTGCTGACCAGAAGGAGGCGATCATGTCGGCGCGCGGCGAGAGTGCTGCGCCGGTCGTGAAGTCGAAGACGCGCCGGTACCAGATGGAGTTCGCCGACGGCAAGCGTGCCACTGTGCTGGATATGAACGGCGAGGATCCGGAGGTCGCGATGGCTGGCATCACTCGCATCTTCCACCCTGGCTACGTGATTAGCATCCAGACCACCTGATCCTGAATCAGATCACCTGTCCGCAGGATGCCCGCCGCTGCTGGCCTCCAGTCGTGACAGCAACAACCAGGGCGCACATAGGGCGCCCCAAAGCCAAGAGGGGACAAACCCGATGCAACTGAAAGTGAAACGCCTTCATCCTGCTGCGCAGCTGCCCGAGTACGCCACGCCTGGCGCGGCCTGCTTCGACCTGCGCGCCATCACCGGCGGCATTGCGAGCGACGGCATGCCGCTGGCGATCGCCACCGGCCTCGCGTTCGAGGTGCCAGCTGGCTTCGCCATGCTGATCTTCAGTCGCAGCGGTCACGGCTTCAAGAACAACACCCGTCTGGCGAACTGTGTCGGCGTGATCGATAGCGACTACCGCGGTGAGGTCATGGTGAAGCTGACCGTTGACTCGCCCGGCGGCCTGACCATCGACGCAGGCGATCGCATCGCCCAGGCCGGCCTCGTCCGCATGGAGCAGGTCGAGCTGCTGCTGGCCGACGAGCTCTCCGAGACTGAGCGCGGTGCTGGCGGCTTCGGCTCGACCGGTAACAACTGACCCACTACCCGGGCGCCCGTGCGGCGCCCTTCGAGGACTTTTCCATGACCAAAGAAGAATTGGCAGCGCGCCTGACCGGCCGCGAGTATCTCGACGAGATCACTGCTGCAGAGGAAACCGAAGCACGGGCCGCCGGCCTGGTGGTGGTCTTCGGCGCCAGCGATGACCTGATGGAGTTCCGCGGCTCCATCCATGACGAGTTCGGCTGCTACAACGGCGGGGTGGCCCTGGTCGACGCCAATGGCCTGATCGACCGCGCCCAGATCGACGATGACGACGACGAAGCCATTGCCGACTTCGTATCCCGCAAGAAGAAGGCCAGCACCATCGAGGCGCTCTGGGCTGACGAGGGTAGCTACAGCTGGACGTACAAGACCGACATTCCGCACGCGACCTTCGAGGTGGTGGAGGATGGCGAGCCGTACTGCCGCGGTATTGTGTTCTCCCTGGCGGACATTGGGGGTGCGGCATGAGCATCGATCTGCGCGGCCATATCCTGAACCAGCGCCAGCTGGACGTCATCACGCCGGTGCTGAACGACTACATGCACGGCAAGATCAAGGGGCAGAAGAAGCTGGAGGACGCCATGGTCGCCGCCCTGGAGCAGGCCGGCTGCCCGCTGGGCTACGACACCAGCATGCCGGGCGCCGAGTCGACGGTGCACGATCGCGCGGTGGCCTGGATCCGCGATGGCCGGGTCGGCCTGTCCTCTCGCGCCATCCACGACCACATGCTCGGCCTCAAGGCGAAGGAGGGGTGGAGCCATCCGTGGGATCCTGACGACCTGAATCGCTGCCTGCTGCTGCTCGACTTGATCCCCGAGTGGAAGCCGCGCATGCCGGAAATGGCGCAGCGCAGCAAGGCTTGGGCCGGCCTGGTCGAGCGCTGGGATGAGATCGTCGCGACCTTCCTCGAGGAGGTCGGGCTGAACTGGACCAAGGGCAAAAGCGCGCCTCGCACCTATGCCCTGATGAAGCAGGCTCTGGGGCGTGACGCATGAGCGAACTGGTCTGGCGGCCATGCCCTCCGTCGGCTGACGAGGTTCGCCGATCGGAGGAGTATTTCTGGGTCCGCGGCGGCAACTTCAACCGCCCGGTAATGGTGCGAGCCAACGCCGGCGCGCGCTCAGAGCCTGCTCCAACGCCAGAGGAGCCGCGTAAGCGTCGCTTCTGGGGCGAGCTGAACTTCCAGTTCTTCTGTGACGGCTATCCTGACCACATCTGGTCTGGCGAACTTCACCAGTACCTGGGCTTGCAACGTCTCGAGTGGGCAGGGCCAGTGCCTCGACCGCCTGAGTGACCACACCCCGCTTCGGCGGGGTTTTTACTGGTAGAATCTCAGCTCGTCGTGAGTGCAGATTCTGCCAATGCCTGAGATTACGATCCGCCTTCCTGCCCCGCACCCTGCCCAACAGAAGATCCTGGCCAAGCCCTCCAGGTATAACGTCGTCTGCATGGGCGAGAAGGGCGGCAAGACTACGCTTGGCATTGAGGTGCTGATCGCTTCCCGGCGCGGCGCGCTGTACAGCAAGGTGCCGGTCGCCTGGTTCTCTCCGTTTAAGGATGACCTGGTCGAGGTAAAGCGGCTGGTCAAGCGGGCGATCGACTCCCTGATCAAGCGCCAGGTCAACTCTCGGCGCATTGAGCTCGTAAACGGCAATTTCATCGACTTCTATTCGATGGATGAGCTGCCGAACGCCTTCCCGCAGTACGGCCTGATCGTCGTGGACGATGTGCGCAAGGTTCCCAGCTTTCAGGACAAGTTTCAGGATACGCTGCAGGAGACCCTGCGCGAGCGGAATGGTCAGGCGTGGCTGCTGTCTGGCGCCTACGGGATGAAGAACGACTTTTACCACCTGTTCCGTCGCGGCCTGACCGATGGCGACTGGTCGTGCTGGCAGTTCGACTCCTGGTGCAATCCAGACCTGCCGCAGTCGGCGATCGATGAGGCGGAGCGAATTTCCGACCTGGAGTGCCGGCAGCGCTTCGGTGCTGAATTCCTCGAGCACGCCATCGAGCTCTCGGACACCCAGCGCATTATCGCCCCTGACGAGACGTTCCTGCAGTGGTGTGAGCGGCTGGAGGCCTCGGGCCTGAAGGTGGACGGCCACAACTTCACCCTGTCCAACCGTCCGGCCATGCGCTTCATCTATGAAATGATCCCGTCGACCGTCGAGGAGGCCTTCGACCGCACCGACGTCATCATGAAGTGCACGCAGGTTGGCTTCACCGTCATGGAAATGCTGGCCATGATCTATCTGGCCATCAAGTTTTCCCCGGCGAAGATCGGTATGTTCATGCCGTCGACCATGCTGGCTTCGGGCAAGTCCTCCGAGCGCTTCATGCCGATCGTCCGCACCATCCCTGCCATTTACTCGCTGATGACCGACAAGGAGTCGGTGGGCTCCAAGGGTGGCGAGGGTAACGTGCTGATCCGTAACGTCGGGCCATCGCGCTTCCACTTCCTGTGGACCTCGGGCAAGACCTCTACCGAGTCCAACCCGATGGATATCATCTCGTTCGACGAGGTGCAGGAGATGTCTATCGCGGATATGGAAAAGACCCGCGAGCGTATGTCCGCCTCCCGGGTCCGCTATACCCTGATGGGCTCGACGGCAAACTGGCCGGATTCGGACATTCACTGGTGGTACAAAAAGGGGACCCAGCACCAGTTCCACACCATGTGCCCCGAGTGCGGTGCTGGACAGGTGCTGGACGAGCACTTCCCGCAGTGCATTGGCTACGACCCTAACCACCCGCGTCGCGTGTCACGGCATGGCCAGAAGGCAGCGCTTGGCGAATACCGGTACCGGTGCCATTCGTGCTCTGGCTGGATCGATGACCCGCAGGTGGGCGAGTGGATTGCCAAAAACCCGGACGCCGATATTCGCTCGGTGCACTTCCCGCAGTTCCTATCGCCGACCATCTCGCCCCGGGACATCATCGAGGCGTATCACAACGCCGACGATATGAAGAACTTCTTTAACCGGAAGCTGGGCAAGCCCTACACCGACCCGTCTCAGGTGCCGGTGAACCTGGAAATGCTCAACGAGTGCGCTCGCCTGGGCATGGCTGCAGGCCTGGCGTGGAAGGCTCGGGCCTCTGGCACGTTCATGGGCATCGACCAGATGGGTAACTTCAACGTCGCCATTATCAAAGAGCGGATGCCTGATGGCCGGCAGGCGGTGGTGCACCTGGAGTACATCTTCACGGCGCCGACCAAGGAAAACCCAGAGGCCTCGCCTTTCGATCGATGCGACGAGCTCATGCGCCAGTACGGTGTTCAGTGCTGCGTGATGGAGACGCTGCCGAACTACAACGACGCCAAGCGTTTTGCCCAGCGCCACCCTGGTAAGGTGTTTCTTGCTGGCTACGGCAACCTGCAGGAGGAAATGTTGCGCTGGGGCGATACCCCGAAGCAGAACACTTCCGATCGCCGGACCAGCGAGGAGGAGCGCGACGACTGGACGGTGACCCTGGACCAGTACAAGTGCATGCAGGTGTCGATGAAGCGCTTCCAGAACTACACCTGCCTGTTCCCGGATCCGGACGGCCTGGTTCAAGAGGTCAAGGAAAAGGGCGTCACGCAGACCATGGCCGTGTGCAAGGAGCTGGCCTTCTTCCACTTCACTCGAACCGCGCTGATCGCGGAGAAGGACGAGGAAGAGAAGAAGTACCGCCGGCGCGTGGTCAAGGTCGGTATTGACCCGCACACCAGCTACGCCAACATGCTGTGCGACGTCGCCTGGTCGCGCGCATACGGCACTTCGACGTTTATCCTGCCGGACGTATCGCCGACGAACAAAGGCCCGTCACAGCCGAACGTGGGTCGCGTGCCGGGCACTGCTGGCGCGGTAATGGAGCAAATCGAGCAGCTCGTGTCGGATACCTGTGGCGGTTGCGCCAGCCGGGACCCGAACACGAGCTATTGCAAGGAAATGGAGGCTTTCGTGCGTCCGCAGGATCCTGGCTGCTGGGCGTACATTGCTCGCCAGTCCTAGCGCTTCTTCTTGTCTGACTTGAGGGCCAGGGCGAACCATCCGCCGCTGTAGTGCTGGTTTTTCGCTTCGGCCCGCAGCTCGTCCACTGTCATGGCAACGACCGGCCAGACAGCGCTCAGCTTGGCCGGTGTGGTCACGCTGATGTCGCGCATGATCCGGTAGGCGCGTCCGGTTTCTGGGTCGCGGCAGTTAAAGCGAACCCTGATAAGCCACCGGTGCGCCAGCTTTTCCATTACCACCCGCTGGCCGTACTTCTTCACCTTGCCGCCATGCCTGAAGCTGACGGCGCCGATAAATCGCTTCAATCCTGCGCCTCCGCCAGCTCAGCCAGTCTCGTGATCGGCAGCTCGTAGAAGCGCGCCATTCGTACTGCAGTGTCCAGCCTGGGCATTGCTCCGTGCTCGATGTCGTGGAGCGTGCTTTGGCTGATGCCGATGCCGGCGGCGGCGCGCTTGTACGACAGCTTTCGGTCCTCGCGGCTGCTTTTGATCAGTTGGGCAAGTGTCATAGTTGGTCGCTCTCGTCTCGGCGGCGCTGGGCGATGGTGACGGCCTTGGCAAACAGGGACTCGCCTACCATCTCGCGCAGGGTGTAAATCAGGATTTGATCGTAATTCTTGCTGGCCATCACTCCGGCGCGCGAGCGCAGCCTGGCCATGTGCTCCTGCAGTCGCTGGCGGTCCTTGTTCATGTAGCGCAGTGCTGCGGTTGCTCGGCTGTACCAGTTGCTGTCCGAGTATTTGCCGCGCTGGGCAGCATTGCCCTTGGCCTTGTCGATCTGCAGCTTGATCCGCGTGGCGTCGGCGTCCAGTTGATCGCGCAGGGCCTCGCACTCCTCGAGCGTGTTCGGGAGCTGGATTGGTCCGTTCTCTTTCTTGGCGGTCACTCTTTTTCCTTACGGGGCGTCTTGGCCTCGTCCTGCGGTTTCCCGTGCTTCGGCAGCTCGGTCCATGCTTGTCGGCGCCTGGTGGCTGCTCTGGTCTGTGTTATGCGTCTCACGCTGTTTCCTCGGGGATGCCCGGCCGGAGCCGGGCGGGTTGGTTACGCCTGCTCAGTCTCGGCAGGCTGTTCTTCTTCCGGCTTGTAGCCGAGCAGGTCGCAGAGCTGGTTCAGCGCGCTGCTGAACATGAGCGTCTGCGCGGCTGCGTCCTGGCGCCACATGAAGACCTCGTCGCGCTCCTCGGCGTCGTCGCGCTCGTCTTCGTCGTCGGCAAAGCTGACCGCCTTGAAGTGGAAGTCTGCGGTCAGCTTGAACTCTACCCCGCTGTGGGCCAAGGCCAGACGCTCGACAACAAAGCCCTTCTCCATCGCCTCCAGCAGGCCCTGGCTGGCCACTCCGATATCGGCGAGGCTGTAGCTGACCTTCTGGCTGTGGTTTTTCAGCGCAGCGCTGGCGCCCACCTCGAAGCCTTCGAAGGCGTCAGGGTTGCCCTGCAGGAAGGCCTTCAGGCGGGTGGTGAGGCCGTTTTTGATGTCGCTGATGTGGATGGTGCTGGTCTTGACGCTGCCGACCACATGGATCAGGCGGCTGACCAGAATGTTTGCCAGATTTTTGCTGCCTACCGCGACGATCAGGAGGTTGTCGGTGGTGTTGTAGAAGGCGGTGATGATGGCGGTCTTCACCAGTGCGGTGCGGGCCAGGTCGACCATGACTTGCTCGGCGATCGCCACTCGCTCGATCTTCTTGAGGCGGTGGCCGGCGGCCTGCTCGACTGCCTTGATGCGCTCGTTGGCCTTTTCGCGGACGATGCTTTTCGGCAGGATCTTCTCGTCGTAGCGCAGGCTGAAGGAGTAGCCGCCCTGGAATTCGGTTACCAGCTCGTTGGAGGTGCGGTTGGCTACGAAGCTGGCGTTGTCGATCATGGTTTCGCCGATCGGGCTATACGGCAGCTCGGCCAGGTGCTTAATCAGTTGAGCTGCGGTCGGAAGCTCGGCCTTGTAAACGATGGCATTCTTGATGTGGTTGAACATTTCCTTTCCTCGTTGGTGCCGGCTGCAGGCCGGCGCTGGTCGTTCGACAGGGCGAACAATACTAGGTTTATTCTTGTTCGGGCAAGCAAACAGGCAAAGAAAAAGCCCGCTAGCGGGCTTTTCTTGTTGCTCCAGTGGCGCTACTGGACTGTTCGGAATTGCGCTGTGTGTCTGCTTTCCACACCGCTCTGCATGGGGGAACACAGAAGCCCGTCTAGGGGGCCTGTCTCGCTCGCTGTAGGGGGTTGCGACCCTTCCCGCTGGCGACGTCTATCTGTGCTCTCCGATGCAGCCTGGCCGAGGCCAGGTGATCGGTCCTTGTACCTTATCCGCGCCAAGGCTCGCGGGTTTTATCGCTGGGCCAGACTTCCCAGCTCCACTAGGGCAGTGGCTTGGTGGCTGACACACCAAGATTTTGCTTAGATGTGACACCAAGTCTTGCGGCTGATCACATCTGAAATTGTTTGTCTGGCAACTCCGAATTCATCTGCTAGTTCGCGATGTGTTGAGTGCGATCCCCTGATTCTGATGACGTCAGCCTCTGTCAGCTTTGACTTTCCATGGTTTTCACCGGTGTTGTCGATGGCTGGCATTGCTGCTCGCCCTTTGCTGCTCATGTCGATCATGTTGTCTTGGTGGGTGCCAAGACTTAAATGCCTCGGGTTGATGCACGCTGGCTGGTCGCACGAGTGCATCACCAGCATTCCGCCAGCTATGGCGCCATATTTCAGTGCGTATGCAACTCGGTGCGCTCGCTTCTGTCCTGCATGATTGAACCACCCGTACCCATCCTTGTCTTTGCTGAACGGCCAAAGGATGCATTCTTCAGTATCGGACTCGATGGCTCCGGTCATGAAGGTGATTTTGTTCGATCGCATACGCCTCCAAATTGGATTCCCAGTCTTTCCTGAGAGTCAGTCGGTTACCGCATCCGACGGCCCTTACGCTGGCTCGTGGCCATGGGCGGAATTCCCAACGAAGGAATTACGAAGATGCCTCAATTCTAAGCACCGGATCATTTCTGTGCAACCTAGAATTGCGCTCGTTTTCGGCGCGGCACGCATTGCAGATCGCGTGGTATGTGCGCCTGGTGCTGATGTAGGAGAAGAATTCGCTGTCGCGCGGCCACCACTCGTCGCAGCAGCGGCACAGCTGCTCGATGCCCAGCTCTGTGCTGCGGATGCCGATGTGCGCGCTCCAGTCTTCGCGCAGGACCTGTTGTGCTCGTGAAATCATGCGTGTTCTGAGACAATGATTGGGCTCGCGATCTTACTCAGAACTGATCGGGCCAGCCACCACACCTGCTTGTCGTGACGACAGACTGTAACCATGACTGATAAAGCCCTCGAAGTTGCACACAACCCGCAAGCGCCAGCCGATGAGCGCCAGGATGCCCTGCGCGAGGCTCAGCAGTCGGCCATGCCTTCCTCTGTCGATAACATGCTGCCACTCGTTCAGTACGTGCAGCAGCAGTACGAAGAGGAGCAGATGCGCAAGGCGCTATCCAAGCCGAAGGTGATCCCATTCCCGTCGCGCGCGGTGCGTGAAGGCGACCCGGGCATGCAGTCGCTCTGGCTGGATGATCAGCGCGCCCAGGTCCTGGGGGAGTGGTACGAGCGGCCTACGGCCTTCGGCTTCGATATGATGCGGCAGATGGTTGACCAGACCCCTGTGCTGTCTGCTGTCATTCTGACCCGCCAGCGCCAGATCAAGCGCTTCTGCCGTGTTCAGGCCGGCGGGGAGGGTCCTGGCTTCCAGATCGCGCTCAAGGACCCGAGCATGAAGCTCGGCGACGAGGAGAAAACCTCCATTCAGTTGCTGGAGGGCTTCTTTACCAACTGCGGGTGGGAGTCGAATCCGCGCCAGCGCATGCGCTTGAAGCGCGACAACTTCTCCGGCCTGATGGCAAAGCTGGTTCGTGACAGTCTGATCATGGACTCGGCGCCGATCGAGACGGAATGGAAGCGCGACCGCCGGCTCGGGCTGGATGGCCTGTATGCCGTGGACGGCGCCACCATCCGACTCTGCAACGAGGTCGGGTACGAGGGTGATGACGAAATCTTCGCGCTGCAGGTGGTCAATGGCCAAATCCGCACCGCCTACACCTACGACGACCTGATTTACGTTCCGCGCAATCCGCGCAGCGATGTGCTGGTCGGCGGTTACGGCCTGGGCGAGACTGAGCTGCTCGTGCGGGTGGTCACTGGCTTCCTCAATGCCATGACCTATAACCTCAAGTATTTTGACTCGAACGCCATCCCGAAGGGCCTGCTCCACCTGACTGGAGACTACGGCGCCGAGGACCTGAACGCCTTTAAGCGTTACTGGAACTCAATGGTGAAGGGCATTAACAACGCCTGGACGCTGCCGGTGCTGGTCAGCAAAAACCAGGAATCCAAGGCTGCTTTCGAGAACTTCGGCGTCGACGTAAACGAGATCATGTTCGCCAAGTGGATGACGTTCCTGACGTCGATCATCTGCGCGATCTATGGCATCGCTCCCGACGAGATTAACTTCGAGTCCTTCACCGCCGGTACCAGCTCCCTGTCGGGTAGCGACACCGAGGAGAAGCTGATCAACTCGAAGGACAAGGGCATGCGTCCGCTGCTGGCGCACTTCGAGGACGTCTTCTCCGACTATGTCGTCTCCGAGTTTGGTGAGAAGTATTGCTTCCGCTGGACCGGTCTGGACGAGGAAGACCCGAAGGACGTCTGGGACCAGCAGAAAACCCTCCTGACCGTGAATGAGGCCCGCAAGGCTCGCGGCTGGGACGAGATCAAGGAAGACTGGGGCAACGCTCCGCTTAACCCCGCCCTCATGGGTGCCTATCAGGCCGCCCAGCAGGCCGCTGGCGAGGATTACGGCCAGCCGGGCGGTGACTATCCGCCTGGCGGCAATGACGACGGCCAGCCTCCGCCTCCCGGCGCTCCTGGCGAGCAGGACGATCCTGGCGCTGCGCCGCCTGATGGCGAGCAGGATCCTGCCGATGACAACGGCCCGGAAATGCAGAAGGCCTTCGGCCTTGGCACTCAAGTGTGGCGCGTCGATCCGTGACTCTCGATGGCTGGGAGGACTACTGAATGAGCAACGCATACCCTGGTGACGAGGTGTTTTTCCATCTTCGAGGCCAGCCTGTGGTTGGCAAGGTGCTGGCCGCCGGAAAGCACGGCGCCACCCTGGAGCACGAGGGCGCGCAGCATAAGGTCCGCTGGGGAAACATCGCCGGTCACAAGAGCCGCGTTCCGCAGGAGTACCGGGTGCTGCACGAGGGCGATGATGGCCTGATCGTCGAAAACCAACACGGCAAGCGCCGGTTCCTTGGCATCCCGCAAGAGGCGAGGGCTGAGGTGCTGGAGCTTGGCAATCAGAGGGCGATACCTCGAACACCCTGATTGCCTGACAGGGCCGGCGGGGGTTAACCGCCGGGTGTATTCTCCCCGCTTCGCTCGGGGTGCGGCGTCGGTAACGGCGTTCGCCAGGCAAAGCGAAGAGCGCAGC